TTTAGGCCGTCCAAAAAGGTAACCCCTTTGAACGCCTTAATTAGCATCTCAAGCTCGACATCAGTGAGGGTCACTATATCGCCTCTACTTTAACGCCGATCTTGCCCTGCTTAGTTTCAAACGCACTGGCAACCTTTGCCCACATGCGATGCTCTTTCTCAGCCAAGTAGCGACAGCCAACCGAATCAACCGACAGTGACGTCTTAACTGGGTGCATACTCTCAGGAATTTTGTGTTTGATTTTTTCCCAAACAACTGGATCAATTTTACGAGACACAGTCTGCGTCAGTGTAATCTTGTGGTGTTCCAACTTGTGGGAGATTGAGCCTTCACCTTTTGCCTCTAAAGCTGCGGTGATCTGCTCCTCTATCGCGTGGCGCTGTGCGATAATCTGTCTTTCTTGCGCCTTTACTTCTAGCCAATTGGAGGCCAACCCATCGATATTGCTCACTGCAATTTCCTTTCGATTCTTCTTCTATTTTTCACTCTCTACAAAAATCGGTTTACAGAAAATGTTTCAGGGAGTAAAGATATTTTTGTACATAATCGTAAAAAAGGTGAAAAATGCAAAAACTAATACCAATAGACGATATCAGAATGGCGCTACAAGATCGCCGCCTGACTGTCGTTGCAGAGCGGTGTGGACTATCCCATCCCACTGTAAAATCGATTGCCACAGGCAACGAACAAATCAGTCTCACCACATGGAAAAAACTTAGCGAATATCTGAGCGAGGCGGAATGAGTTTTCCAGTTCAAGACTACTGCTCTAATCTAGGCTGGTATCTCGTAACAATACCCGCAGGCTCTAAAGGGCCGACCCGATTCGGGTGGCAGCAACCAGAGAAAGCTCTGTCAGATCCAGAAGCAGCGCGTCTCTATTATGAGCAGAACCCGACCCACAATGTTGGTCTACTACATGGTGCGTCAGGAACATGCGCGGTGGACATAGACCATTTGGAAAATACCAAACGAATCTTCGAGGAGCTGGGCATAGATTTCTCTGAGCTGATGCAATCTGCACCACAAATCATTGGGCGTGAAAATCGTGGCAAGCTGATATTCAAGGCTCCACCTGATTTAATCACACACAAGATATCGTGGCCTGTAGAGGGAGATCCACGCAAGACCGAAGTGGTATTTGAATTACGCGCAGGCTCAGTCCAAGATGTGTTGCCGCCAAGTATTCACCCAGATACAGGTAGGCCATACGAATGGGCAGGCCGCTCGATCTTCGATGGATTGCCAGAGCTACCGCCACAGCTCCTGACATTGTGGAGAGACTGGGATAAGTTTCGTCCACAGCTACAAGACATCTGCCCTTGGAAGAAGAAGGCAGAGTTCCAGCCAACACGAAAGCCACGCCCAAAAGGCAACAACACATCCGTGATCGATCAGTTCAATGACGCGCACGATATGCACACCCTGCTGGTTCAGTATGGATACAAGCCAACGTCTAGGGATCGATACCTATCTCCCAACTCTACGTCAGGCTTGGCAGGTGTAAAGTTATTTGAGGATGGCAGAGCTTACAGCCACCACGCCTCCGATCCGTTTGATAATGCACATACCTTTGATGCATTTGAATTGTGGTTACAGTTTGAACATATGGGAAACGTACAGAAGGCGGTCAAGGAAGCCGCCCAGATTTTGAACGTCACACAAAATCCAGACCATGAATATGACAAAGAGGCTATTGAACACGGCGCGAGAGTTGCCGCAAATATTATGACTACCCCGAAAATAGGCGGCCATTTTCAGGAGAGTCCGACTGGCAATATCCCAGAGCATTTATCAAGTGTCCCCGGTATTCTTCAGGATGTGGTTAATTACTACACTGTATCTGCAATCAAACCCCAACCTCAGTTCGCAGTTCAGTGCGCCCTAGCATTTGGATCGGTAGCGATGGGACGCCGCTGGGTTACAGACCAGCGCAACTTCTCCAGCCTCTACTTCCTAAATATTGGTGAGACAGGATCTGGAAAGGAACACACGAAGACTGTCATCGAGGAATTACTAGAGCAGTCTGGATTGGATGATCTAATTGGCCCAGCAGGTTACACGTCAAGTGCAGGTGTTTTGTCTACACTAACTAAAAAGCCAACGCATGTATCTGTAATTGATGAACTTGGGCGACAATTAAAGGCGGCATCTGCAAAAGGGATGCAACATAAAGCTGACGCAATAACTGCGATTATGGAATGTTTTGGACGCCAAGATGGTACACTAAGACAGCAGGGATACGCAACCAATACAATGAAATCGGCAGACGCAGATAAATTAGAAAAAGTTATAAAGCGCCCATCTCTCACATTGGTTGGCATGTCAACGCCATCAGAATTTATGCAGGCAATCGGTGGAGGTGATGTTGCATCTGGATTGCTCAATCGTTTTATAATTGTGAAGTCTGAAATTGGTGTGCAGATGTCCCAGAAGAAACGTAGGTCAACAATCTCTGATCGGCTATCAGCTTGGGCAAAGTCTCACGCAAATGCAAATGACGGTGACTTAGATACAGGCAACAGCCACGACATGCCGCCACATCCAATCGAAGTTGCATTTAGTCAGGAAGCTGAAGATCTCCTTCGCAAGTACGAGGAGCGTCTAGTAGCCGCAATAAAAAAGGAAACAGGCACAGGTCTGGAAGCTATGTATAATCGTAGCCGCGAAATAGCCATGCGTTTGTCTCTGATCATTGCTCGCTCAATGGGTCAGGATGAAATAAGTGCAGATGCAATGCAGTGGTCAATAGAATATGTGGATTACTATGCACTACAAACTATCGAAATGTTTAGGGCAAACATGGCTGAAGGCCCATTTGAGGCGGCATGTAAGGCAGTATACGCTCGCATTGAAAAGGCTGGATTGATTGGATTAACTGAGCGTGAATTATCTAGAAGCGTATCTGCATTCGCTAATATGGATCGACGCAAACGTGCAGACATTCTTGATGCACTACAGACTGACAGAGGCATTGAGTGTAGAAATCAAAACGAAGGTGCAAAAGGGCGTCCACGCTTCGCTTACTTCTCACCACCAATAAATTAGGAAAAACAAAATGGTTAAATGGGTAATGAACAAAATAAAAACACGCGCTGATATATTAGATACCGCCAAGAAATTGGTAACAAAAGATCGTGCCTCTGATCATGGTGACATGGAAAGCAACTTTAAGATGATTGCAGATCTATGGTCTACATATACTGGAGCAGATATTAAGCCACACGATGTGGCAGTAATGATGAATTTATTAAAGGTAGCACGCATAAAATCTAATCCAGATCACGACGACAACTGGATAGATTCGTGTGGATATATGGCATGTGGCGGAGAGATTTCAAAAGAATCCGATAAAATGCCGATGATAGAAAAGACAACTGGTAAATTTGTATCGTGACCTTCTGGCATGTATTAATTATCTCTTACGCAATTATTCCTGATAGTGGTGTATTTACTACAAAGGAATACATGTACAAAGATTACCAAACTTGCATAAAAGTAAGCGATAGAATTTATCCTTTAATATACAAAGATTATCCTGATAGTATGGCTACCTGCGTTAAAACAAGTGTTATTTCCAACGCGCCAATGCCTAAGTTAAGGCCAAAAAATTTAGGAAAGTAGTCGTGCAAGGCGGCGGTAAAATTCGTATTAATGTTAGCGCATTTGGTAGCGAGTTTACCTGAGTGCCAATTGATCACGTTAGTTTGCCCGTAACGATTGATTTTGGAAACCGCCTTACCTTATTATCATAAACTAACTGAGGGTATCGTCAAACAAAAAAAGACCCACCGTTGCAGTGCGAAGCCTAGCCAAGTGGGTCAGTATGATGAGGTTTTTATTACAGGTGAAATAAAACCTACGAGCAATATTGTATATATATCACAGCGCCAACATGATTACAACAACCATCAATAGTGTAGTCACCATAAGGACGCCTGTTAGAATTTCGTTACCACCACTAAGGCTTATATTTTCTGGTTCCTCGTTGTGTATATCGACGTGGCCTCTTAGGTTAATTGACACCCAATATCCACTCTCAATAGGTATCTCACCGCGCTGGGTGTAAACCCACAGGGCATTGCTACCTTTGCGCTTGCCAGTGTTTTCTTGAACCCAATCTGGGAAGTCTCCATTAAATCCATTAAACTTCCAGCTTTTAATAATCATTATGTATTTTCTCCTAATCTTCTTTAAAAATTTGATTTGCCATTTCCAATGTGATTTCAATAGTCGAAACTTTAAAGTCACAATACAAACAAGACCTTCTACGCCTGACTGTAGCAAAGCCATACAGAATGTGTTCGCGGCTGTCTGGTATCTTTGTTTTTTTCTTGCAGTTAGGACAATTACTTATAGATATTTGTTGCATCACATCACCATCCAAACCAACGCTTAAACCAACTACGCTTTGGCTCTGTGGCAATGTAGGCACGCGCACGTTCTTCAACAGTGGCAATAATCTCATCACGTCCGTCAGGCTCTCCAAACTCAACAGCAATATCTTCTATAGATACCTTTTGACTAACAATACCGTAAGGTATCTCGTTTTGGTATATGCGATTAACTACAGATGAGGGCGTGCGATTTAATGTTTTGGCGATTTCCTTAGTTGGTACTTTAGCTTCGCGCATCAAAACAAGCTCGGCATCGTCCGCCATACTCCAATGTTTATATGTTCTATCAGTCATAATGTATTCCTTTTTGAATAGTGGGGAGCCGAAGCCCCCCTGATTGGTTATTATTTAAAAGTGTCAAATTCATTAGGCTCAACTTCGTAAGCTATATGTTTTTTAACAAGAGATCCGACACAGCCTTTGATTTGAGAAATTGATAAATCACAGTGATCAGATATTCCTGAAACATGAACACAATATATGTCTTCTGATGCTATAGCTTCGTTTATTGCGTTGAAAACTGTTGTTTCCATTTGAGTCATTTGAGTTGTCATTATACTGTCTCCTCTAATGCTTCAGCAATTTGATCTACAGTTAATATCTCAGTTCCCTCAGACAATTTAGAAATTTTAGTTAAAAGATATTGAATGTTGTTATTAGCCATTTCAGCTTTCTTAGCTTCAGCAAATATTTCTTTGTGAAGGTCAGCTATTTTATCAGCCAAAGTTGGTGGGTTATCTGCAATAGCTTGCATTCTTCTGCCAACAGCAGATCGTTGATCAAATTTGCCATTTTTAGTTGTGTTTAACATTTTATAATTCCTTTTGTTTCTCTCTATATATACTGTATATAGTGTATGAATACTAATTGCAATACCTTTAGCAAATAAATATTACAGTATGTGCAAATTAATTTTCAATCGATCAAGAACGGATCAAGAAATATTTCATGCTAACGGCGTAAACGTGATTTTTATTTATGGCAGTATTTATGGCAGTATTTTTGGCATACTATTTTTAGGTCTTTTTACTAATAAAATAAGGGCGAAACCGATTTTTGGCATTTTTGGCATATATGGCATGTACCCCCTAATACACCCCCCCCCTA